TGGCTTGATCCGAGGGTGTGGCCCGCGGTGGAAAGGGCGGCGGTGCTGTGCCGGCAGTTGTGTGACAAGCATGGTGTTCCGAAAAGGAAACTATCTGTGGCCGATCTAAAAGCGGGTAGGCGGGGCATCTGCGGGCATACTGATGTGACGGATGCGTGGCATCAGTCGGATCATGACGATCCGGGGCCGTGGTTTCCGTGGGACAAATTTATGGCTGTGGTGAATGGCCACGGCGGCGGTTCAAGTAGTGAGGAGTTAACGGTGGCTGATGTGAAAGCGTTACATGATCAGATTAAACAATTGTCTGCTCAGCTTAGTGGTTCGGTGAATAAGCTGCATCACGATGTTGGTGTGGTTCAGGTTCAGAATGGTGATTTGGGTAAACGTGTTGATGCCCTGTCGTGGGTGAAGAATCCGGTGACGGGGAAGCTGTGGCGCACTAAGGATGCCCTGTGGAGTGTCTGGTATTACGTGTTGGAGTGTCGTAGCCGTATTGACAGGCTCGAGTCTGCTGTTAACGGTTTGAAAAAGTGATGGTGGTTTGTTGTGGGTAAACAGTTTTGGTTAGGTTTACTGGAGCGGGCGGCTAAGACTTTTGTGCAAACGTTTGTTGCGGTGTTGGGGGTGACGGCGGGTGTCACGTATACTGCGGAGTCGTTTCGCGGTTTGCCGTGGGAATCTGCCCTGATAACAGCAACGGTGGCTGCGGTGCTGTCGGTTGCTACATCGTTTGGTAGCCCGTCGTTTGTGGCCGGCAAACCTAAAACCACGGTTGTGGATGCGGGTTTGGTTCCACCCGATGATGGGGGCATTGTTGAGCCGCACATGGTTGATGTGTCGGATCCTGGCATGATCGAGCCTGTAGACGATGCTGATCTTGGCGGCTATGAGCCGAAGCGTGCCGCCGAGTCTGAGGTTGGCACGGTAGAGCCGATCGAATGATAAGTGAATATGTGTGTGCCCCAGCGGTGCTGCCACGATTGTGTGGTGGTTGCCGCTGGGGCACTCTTTTTGTTTATGTGGTGTGGCTATAATTCGTTGCGGTCGATGGTGTCTTCGAGCATCTGATACAGGTGGAGGCAGGTAGAGATAGTTTCGCTGGCCTGGTCTAGAACGTTCCGGCCGATAACGTTTTTGTGGTTGTCGCGGTGGCGGATGATAGCCCACATGATCTCGTCGGCTGCCGCCTGCAATAGTTTGGCCTGGTATGCGATTCCGGCGAGCCAGTCTAGTGCTTCCTGGCTTGCATAGGGGCTCTGGTCCTCGCTGTTGTCACGGGTGTTGCTGTTGTTTGTGGGGCGTCCTGCACTGTCGCATAACCACAGGATTTCGCTGCACTCGTCTAGCGTGTCCTGGTCGATAGCGAGATCGTCGAGGCTGACTTCGTTGACGGTAAGGTTCACGTTGTCGAGGGAGATGGGTACACCGTACTGGTTTTCGACACTGTCAACAATGTTTTCCAGCTGTTGCATGTTGGTGGGCTGTTGTTGGACGATACGGTGTATCGCTGTGTTGAGGGTGGTGTAGGTGATATTGTGTGTGTTGTTCATGGTTTTATCCCATCCCTGTGCTTTCGTCGTTTTCGTCTGGATAGTATCTACTGTTTGCGTAGCCTGTTAGGGTGATCAGTGTTTGGTCTGCCCACTGTTTCACAGTCTGCCGGGTGACTCCGAGTCGTTGGGCGGCCGACGCATATGTTTGGTCATACCCGTAGACTTCCCGGAATGCTGCCAACCGTGCCAAATGTTTTCGCTGTTTGGATGGCTGGCAGGTGAGGGTGTAGTCGTCGATGGCTAGTTGTAGATCGATCATGGAGACGATGTTGTTGCCGTGGTGTTGTGGCGCGGTTGGTGGGGGTGGCATTCCTGGTTCGACGGAGGGTTTCCATGGGCCGCCGTTCCAGATCCATTGGGCGGCTTGGATGATGTCGGCGGTGGTGTATGTGTGGTTCACTGGTAATCCTTAAACAGGTCGTTGGTGTTGCTAGTGTTGCTGGTGTCGAATCGTCCCACACAGTGGCAGTAGTCGTACATGAGTTTAATAATGTGTTGGTGGTCGCCGAGGTAGGTGTTTCCGCTGATGCTGTAGGTGGCTGTGCCGTCTTTACTGATGGTGTATTTGGCGGTGATGGTTTCGGGTGTTTCTGTGTTGGTGATGATGGCGGTGGTGGTGGCGCCTACGGTTTGTAGCCTGGTGGTTTGGGTGCCGTCGTCGAGGATGGTGGTGACCATTATGATTCTCCTTAGTTGCTGGTTTGGTTGTCGGCTATGGCTGGGATTTCTTGTACCTGGTTGGGTAGATCTAAATGCTGTGTGGTTTTGTTTGCTAGTCGTTGGGCTACACGGTAGCCCATTTGGGTCCACTGGTTGCCTTCCAGCTGGTGGTATTGGTTGCGTACGGCTATGTAGAGGAGTGCGTCTTGATAGAGGTCGTCGGGGTTGATGGCCGGGTAGTGGCGCGCAATGTTGGTGCAGGCTTTGTGTAGCTGGTGTTGGTGGTGTGGGGTTGCCCATTCCCAGTTGGCGGTGGTGGCTTGTTCTACTTTGGTTGGTCGTCTGCTCATGGCACTATTACCTGGCTATCTGGTAGTTGTTGGGTGTTTTGTTGTTGATAGTGTAGCACACGAGTCCGGGGTGGCCGGTGGTGCCTGTGCGGTGCCGGTACCAGACGGATTCTCCTTCCATGGATGGGCATTGGATGAAGGTGCGTTGTCCTTGCTCTGAGATTTCGAGGTGGTGCCGGTGCCCTGCCATGAGAATATTAGATACGGTGCCGTTGTGGAATTCTTGGCCGCGCCACCATTCGTAGTGTTGGTTGTTGCGCCATTGGTGTCCGTGGGCGTGCAGGATAGTAGCCCCGGCTACGTTTACGGTGGTGGTCATTTCGTCCCTGTCAGGGAAGTGGAAGTGTAGGTTGGGGTAGTGGTTGGTGAGTTGGTAGGCTTCTGCGATGGCGCGGCAGCAGTCCACGTCGAAGGAGTCGTCGTAGGTGGTGACTCCTTTGCCGAAGCGCACGGCTTCTCCGTGGTTGCCGGGGATGGATGTGATTGTCACGTTTTGGCAGTGGTCGAATTGGTGGACCAACTGGAGCATGGCCATGCGGGTGAGCCTGATTTGTTCCGTCAAGGGTGTTTGTGTGCGCCAGGCGTTGTTGCCTCCTTGTGACACGTATCCTTCGATCATGTCGCCGAGGAATGCGATGTGGACTCGTTGCGGTTTGCCTGCTTGCTGCCAGTAGTGTTTGGCGGCTGTGAGGGAGCGTAAATAGTCGTCGGCGAAGTGTGCTGTTTCTCCTCCGGGGATGCCTTTGCCGATTTGAAAGTCTCCCGCCCCTACCACGAACGCAACATTGCTGTAGTCGGTGTGTGTGTCTTGGTTGGGTTTGGGGGGTGTCCATTCGGCTAGTTTATCGACGAGTTCGTCGACCGGATAGGGGTCGGTTGCGGGTTGGTGGTCGATGATTTTTTGTATGGATCGGCCGGTTTCTCCGTTGGGGAGTGTCCATTCGGAGATGCGTGTGCGCCGTACGGTGCCGTTTGCGAGATCATCGCGGATGGTGTCTGCTTCGTTGTCGTGGTTGGCTAGCTGTGTGAGGAGCCGGTCTATATTGTCTATCATCGGGTATCCTCCTCTTGTGGGGTGGTGTTGGCTTGTTTGCGGCGATAGTCTTTTATAACGGTGGCGGAGATGGGGTATCCTGCCTGGGTGAGCTGTTTTGCTAGCCATGAGGCGGGGATAGACCTGTCGGCGAGGACGTCGGCGGCTTTAGCCCCGTAGCGTTGAATAAGGGTTTCAGTTTTGGTTGCCATGATGTCCCATCGGTTGTGTGGTGGGCTGCCATCCTGTGCGGCAGTCGCCGTCGTGTCCTGGTTTGCGGGTGCACCACGATACGGTTCCGTCTGTGTGGTTGAGTGTTTTACCGCACATGACGTCACGTAGGTGCTCGGGAAACTCATCGTTGTTGTTGTCCCCGTGCATGTCGATCAAGTGTTGGGTTTTAGTAACCATCATGCCTCCTATGTGTGAAAGAGTGTGCAAATACTATGCAGGTGTCATGGATGTTTATGCGGGTATGGTTTTCATCACCTTGCTGAACGTTACTTGGTTACTGTACATCATCTGAGTGATTTCCTGATCAGTCTTATCGGGGTGCTGCTTTCGCAGGTTCGCCCACTGGCAGGCGTTGTCGGTCTCCTGCTGTAAACGTGTCAGGTGCTGCTCGTTGATGATGTGTTTCCACATTGTCCATGACACGTCGAGCCTGCGGAGCATGTTCATGGCTGGCACGTTGAAGGAATTGAGGAAGAGTATTTCTTCGGTGTAGTACTGTTTTTCGTATTGGTCCCATCCGCTTCGGTGCCTGTTGGGCTGGTTTTTGGGGTAGGCTTCCCGGCAGATTTTGTGTAACCGTTTGGCCATGTCGTCGGGTAGTTTAATGTCGGGGTTGGCGCGGATCATGGATCGCATCCCGTCATAGGTGGTGCCCCAGGTGTGCATGATGTAGGTGTGGTCTTCACCATCAGCCCATTTTTCTGCACAGATGGCGAGGCG